CTCCACTCTCCATATAGCAAAAAAACGGCATTTCTGCCGTTTCTTTAGGATGGACTCTCAGGGGCTCGAACCCTGGACAAATAGATTAAGAGTCTACTGCTCTACCAACTGAGCTAAGAGTCCATATGGAGTTTGGTGGAGCCAAGGGGGATCGAACCCCTGACCTCATCGCTGCCAGCGATGCGCTCTCCCAGCTGAGCTATGGCCCCGCGAATTACTCCGTTATGTCAACGGTCAGTCAACGTACAATCCGCTCGTATCAACGGTTTTTAGCGTTCAGTCAACCCGCTCGTATTCTTTCCGCCTAAATAATATATCACACGGGAGCGCATCGCTGCAACTATTTTTTACGCATATCTGCGTTTTTGTGCAATTACCGTATACTGACCCTCCATTCGTTATTTTTGAACGTCAGTAATCGGATATGCGCTCAGCGCAGTTCTAATCCGGGTTTGAGGTTGCAACTTTCGCAATGCCACGATATAATACGAACATATATTCGCGTGTGAACGGAGGAAATCGAATGTCCACAGTACCCGCAAGTATTACCGAGAAAGACCGCGCGCTCATTAAGCCATACGTAATACTCCCGATGATTCAGACCGCATTCGAGCGTGATTCTAACGTGTTCCTTCATTTAAAAACGCCGGACCCTTACGTAGACTGGTTGACGCAAGCCCGTGAACGATTAGCTGGGGAAGCCCGGAAGATTAAAAACGAAGCGTATCGACGGGGCATACGGATAGAAAATCAGCATCGAGTAGATAACTTATTCCTTATCCGATTTCAATGCCGAGGGAATTTCGGAGACCTTACGCTAAGTGATGCCGAGGTCGCGGAAGAGGCGACGGGGATTATGCGTAGGGTGCTCATGTTTTAACGTTGACAGAATATGGACTGTCCGTATAATTGGTAATATTGTGTAATGCGATAGGAGGTTAATTGTGGGCCCATTGAGCGCAAAAAGTACGGAAATAATTTATGATAAAACATTTCAAGAAGTAACTGGGATCGACCCTTCACTCGATTTTTCAGAGATACTAAAACATAGAGAAGAGGTCATTATTAAACCGTCATTAGAAAAGCATCTAAGGGACGCTATAGTTTTGTTTGACAGTTCTTTAGCAGTATTCCAATCTGTTTTTGAGATTTTTAAATATGCTACGGAGAAGGATAATGAAAATATAACCTTTCTAGTATTAAGCTCCAAGATTTTCTCTTTAATGCTCGGCATGCGAAAGCTGTTATACTCCGGGTCCGCCGATTCCTATAAATGCTTACTACGACCTCTTCTAGAATCTTATGACACCTTCTACACAAGTCTTGTTAATTCAGATTTTTCGAAAGAGTACGGGGACATTACCGCCTTATATGATAATAATGAGTTTTGGTACAAAAAAGGTAAGGGCAATAAAATTAAGAAGTTCATTCACGAGCTCTACAGAAATCTAGGAGCAGACAATGACTTTATAAAGGCTTTTGATGATAGACGTGACCATCAACAAAGGTATCTTTCCGAGTCTTTGCACTCATCCTTCAATGCTTCCTTTTCAACTTACCTCACACCAACCCTAGACGGTGACTTGCGGCATATGTATGGAGACGTAACCGTCGCATTTCCCAACCTTCTTCTCGACACTATTGACGAAGCAAGTCATTTTCACTACATTCTACATACTGTGTGCGAAAACGAATCTCTTCTAAATCTATCCTTCATCACTTATTTTAAAGAAAACAAATTATATAATTATAGATGTGATAAGTTCGCACATCTTTATCAAGACTATCGTCCGGCTCTGGCCGAGCTACAGGAAGAGACAACTGCCGTCCTCCGCCAAGCTTACGAAGATTCGGTTTTCAATTTAACAGAATAAAAAAAAGGCGCAGCCCCTACGGTATTTTCCCCGTAAGAACTGCGCCTTTTTATTGTTAATTTTCCATCGTATCCCCGTTCGTACTCCGCGTACTATCCGCAATTCCCTCCGCCAACATATACGCAACGCACGCACCGACCGCACCAATGACGCCGGTTACATGCAGCACAGTATTGTCGCCCGCACCGCTCGCCGTAAGTACCGAAGTAGCTAGCGCGGCCAGTAGCGCCCAAAACTTCCGCGATGATAATTTGCGTAAGATATCGTTTTTGTTCATCGTATTATTTCGCCTCCTTCGTAATAGTTGCGGTCTTCGTTACGTTATCCCACGCGATTGCCGCGCCAAACTGATCGGACATCTCACGCAATGGAACGTACACTGCTCCGTCAATCAATACGCCGTCCTTGGTTTTACATCCGTTAACTACTACGTTCGCTTTATATACGATCATATCGTTGGCCTCCCTTTTCGGATTAACTAACGCCATTATTACGTCTACCTGCGCCTGTGTCGGACATTTACCCGCGCGATATTGAGCGGTGGATAATCCGAATGTCATTTCGAAATGCGGCAGATCAAGGAACGTTTTCCAATCGCCGCCCCACGTAAAGCCGAGCGCTTTTGCCAGCGTAACGACTTCGTTCCAATCCGCTTTACCGTTCCGATTACCGTCGAGCTTCGTATCCCAAGATACTGCGCGACCATCGTTCGTAAGTAACGCGAAGTCAATCGCGACGCCGAAGTTGTGGTTCGAATAACCTCCGCGCGCATTCGTTACAATAGCGCCAGGCTTCGAGCGTCCTTGTTCGTAGAGTGCGTTCTGTTCCGCAAATGTCCGTAAGCCTTGCGTTACGACGATCGGAATACCAAGCGCATATGATCGGTCGATAAGTTTTTCACTCGCCGCTTTGACACACGGAATAAGCCCGACCAATTTAGCGGTGGACTTCGCACGTACCTGTTCGATTGTGAGCGTCATTACTACGCAACATCCTTTCCGTTAATACTCGATTTAATTTCGTGTACATCTTGCGCCAGCCCTTCGTATTGACCCGCGAGTGCTTCGAACCGCGCCGTTAAACCTTCCGCCAGCCTCATTAAGCGATCCTCACGCGTAATTGCCTCGCTGTGCATCCGTTCGCGCTCCGTCTTGGCTTCCGTGCTAATGCGCTGCTCGCGTTCTTTAGCTTCGTCAGATATCCGGTTCATCTGCTTCCATAGCGCGTATGCAATGACCGCAGCGGCAAGCGCAAATATTCCGTTCTTGGCGACTTCCGCCCATAGCGTTTCCATCTACGCGACCGCCTCCGTTTCAGGCGCGAGATAATCCGCGAGTGCCCGTCCGATTTCGTCGTCTAACGTTTGGAGTACGGTTAGGCGGGATTCGGCGTTTGGCAGAACGGCTAAGACTGCGCTAATGGTTGCGGCTAGTTCAGCGGCGGGATTGGCGGTATCTATCGTACATTCGAGTAATGCGCGTGCTTTCATATTAAAACCCCTTTCAAAAGAAGGACTTTTGTCCTGTAATGTAGAATTTTGGAAATATAAGGAGGTGATTCTATTGTCTAGCGTAGACGTTACTAAAATCGCAGGTGAGGTAAGCAAGAGGCTCGACCCGCTCTACTTAGAGTCTGTTAAATCAGGGTTAGCAGCTGTAGCCGACGAAGACGGCAGCATTAGTCGTACCGGCTTAGTAACCGTAGAGATTGAAATGCTTCGTCGACACCTGGAGCAGTATGTCACTGAGCTTGTTAGCGAAGTTGTCCGTCAGATTGACGCAACCTAGTCACCATCTTCTCGCGTTCCTCTATATACTTGGACACCGACGCCCTATCCGGCAGCGTCGGTTCTTTGCGTTGTTCTTCAACAATTCCGTGCTCATTGATTCCCGTTGTCATATTCGTATCCCTCCGTTAATTAAAAAGAGCCCCGATGCGTAGGACATTACGTCCGTAGCACGAGACTCTTCGTTATTTTGTGTATACTATTCGTTATTTTGCGTATACTATTCTTTGAGCTGAGCCTGGATCTGCGATAACTTTTCTTGAAGGTAGGCAAGCTCAGTTTTTCTCTGCGCAAGCAATGCCTTGTACTCGTCCGCGGATGCTTGCGCTCGTTTTCCTAAGTCTCCGTTTGTTGCCATCTCTTTTGCCATGACCTCGTACGGAGGTATTACGTTAGTTTCTATATCCGCGATGTTAGCTTTTTTCTGTTCAATCTCTTCTACTACTTTCTCACGCTCAGCCTTTAGTTTTGCAGTAGTTTCCCCGCTGGAAACTGATGCCACTGTGGTGTTCTCGCCCATAACAATCTTCTTCCCTTCCACCGTCAATTTAGCGCCCGTCGCCTCCGCAACTGAACGAACGGGCGCAAACGCTGTGCCGTTGATAATTATGGCGTCGTCTACCTTCTTACCGCTCTTTTCTATCGTAAATAACCCTTGGACTTTTTGACCAATTAGGCTAGCTGAATCAGCAAAGACAGACACGCCCGAAAATAGTAACGCGCCAACAATGACGCCGGAAATAAACTTTTTCATCTGATAACCTCCGTAATAGTTTTTCCTAATAGTACCATTACGAAGCAGATGTCGTAAACGCTCCGCCGCCACTTGTTGCGTTAGCTGGATTTCCGTGATTATGATTCGGCACGCTAACGGTATGCGTATGTCCTCGATCGGCTTTTCCGTTCAGTGCAGTCCACAGAGCGTCAAACTCTTGCTGTAAGGTTCTACCTGTAGCTTCTGCGAACAGCTTACCCCAAACAGGTATGCGTACGTAATCGCCCCCGGGGTCTAATTTAACCCCCGTGCCATTTATCATCGCTAAACCATAAGCGCTAAATATAAATCCCGCTCCTGGCGAGTTATATATCGTGGACTCGTTACCATTCGCTAGAAACCTGATTTTACTAACGCCGCCATCATACGCGGGGATAAGTATCCCATCGTTAGGCCCTGCGTAAACGCCGAACGCAACGCTAGCCGGATCGATCACTACGCGTGGGTATACGGAGTCTGACGTTTGTATCTTAGCGCCTATTATCGTACCTCCCGATATCGTTGAAGCGCTTATATGTCCGCTAAAGTTACCATCGACCGCGCTCATGATCCCGCCACTTGTTACGGTAAACATTCCGTTACCAACGTTAATCGACGAACCGACAATCGCGCCGTCTTTGAAGCTAGACGATAAGATATTCGCAGAGTTAGCGGTCAGCTTGTTTAGTACGACGTTGCCCGCCATATCTAAGCGGAAGGGCGCGCTGCCGAAATCCGCATGGCCGGCGCTAATACCGTTCGTATTAATCTTAACGATATCATTCCCGCTGCCGATTACGAGGCTGACGAAGCTACCGAGCTGCCCACTGATTACTTCCGCGTTGATGTATCCCGCTGTAATCGCAGTCCGTGCGGTTGCGCCTCCGTCCGTTGTGATGATGATACCGTTCGAAGTTAGGATAACTTGGTCGTTCGCATCCACGCGGCTCTGCAGTACGATTCCTCGCGTATCATATTTAATCTCCGTTTTCGACTCGTTGATCTCAATGACCGCCAACCGCGCGAACTCTTCGAATACTTCCGCTCTGATTCGCCCGCCGCTAAATACGTTCTCTATCGCGCGCCGTCCCGCCTCCAAGTCCGCTAGTATCTGCGTATAATCACGTTTCATTACGTTCGCTACCGTAAGTTGCGTATGTTTATCGGGCGCATACGGATACTCCGTCATTTCCGTTATCCGCGCTGTGATGCCCGTTAAACCGAGCGCTGGATCAACGAGCGTAACCGTATCGCCGAGTCCGGGGCGCGCTTCTTGCTTATCGATCTTAAATAAATCTGCGGCACTAACGGATACTTCAAGCGCCGGCACCTCGCGTTCAGCTAAGCGCAGTCTCGCGGCAGCTACGAGTTTAAGCGGATCGGTTACGTCTTGCTCCGTTAACAAGTCGTCGTAAAACGGCACACTATCCGAAGCCCACGCGTCAGCATACGGAGATACGAGATAGTTAACGCGAAGGATTCCGTCAGTGATTGCGCCAGGTATCACGCTAAGCCGCGCCTGTTCCTCCGCGGTTAATATCGACGCAGGCTGACCGATCCATGTCCGCGAATCTTTCATTTCCGCATAAATCCGCGTACATAATGACGCCGCGCTATCCGTGAAGGACGCCGCGATCAAATTGCGCGTTACTTGAATCCGGTAGTCAGACGCGGGATTGCCGATCTTTTTGCGCAGATGGAGCGTAAAGTTATCTGGCTCAACCTCCGCGCCGTACAAGTTGATTACGGCATTCAGCGCTTCGAGACAGTTTCCGCCGCCGAACGCTTTAACGTCCGCGAGATCGAACGTATCATCAACCGCAATAGAAAAGCGCCCACCGGTTGCCTCCGAGATGAGCGCTGTTAATTGCGTAATATGAATTCCGTAGCCTTCCTTTATATATGACGCGTACGGAAATTTATAATCCGCGAGTTTAAACATGACGTGTGCACACGATATCTGCGCGGTCAACTTGCGGTCTTCGCGTGATCGTTCGCGCTTATTAATTACGTAATATTGACCGCGTTCGTCCATTACGTGACCTTTCAGCGGCAACTTATCGCGGAAATCATCGGACGTCATTGGTACGGTGAAAGTCAGCGTATAATCTGCGTTGGTCCGGCGGACCCGCGTAATATCGTAAGCATCGCGCAGAATACCGATGCGCTTACGGAAACGGTCGTACGATTGTAGGTATTGCGTTGACATTGCGACACTCCTTTCCGCACCGAAACCGTTAATAGAGATAACGGTCCCGATGCGTAATACGTGTTAGTATATTCCGGCTGGCTTCCGCGTCCTTGTAGGTTATCGTATTTAGGCCATACGCCAGGTCGAAGAAGTCTCCATTAAATAGGTGAAGAACGTTAACGCCATTGAGCGTAACCGTCTGCTTGCGTGTATCTATAACGAGTCGGTCGCCCGGCGCAAAATTTCCCGTATAGGAAACAACATTAACGTGTGATAGCGTCACATTTACGTTAAACTCTGTCACGGACTCAACCGTTGCCGCTCTAAGCATCTCGCGGACCATTTGCGTCAGTGTTTCCGTCGCCGACTCTATCGCGGCCGCTTGCGTGATCTCTCGGACCATAGCCGAATTAAACTCCGTCAGTGCTTCGCAGATTACTGTAACCGGCATATCGACGTTAATTCGCGAAGTGACTTCCGCCATCGAATCGATACTTACGGTAAAAAGCGCATCAGTTGTAAATGAGCGGTCAAACGGCAGTCTTCCGAAAATGCCTCCGAACATGTAGCGCCCTCCTTAAGCCTCATATTCTACGCCGGTAATCTCCGTAAACTCGGCCGGAGTGATGACGTTATATGCGACGTACTGACGTAGCTGCGTTTCCTTCGCCCATTTCTTAGCGTAGTAGTAAGACAAGCGCTCAAAATCGTTATTAAACATTAGCTGCGCCTCCTTCAAGCGTTAATAATCGTAGTTCAAGTCCGACAATTTGTCCGCCAAGAGCTTCGTTTTGGTTGCGTAGATCGAGAGTCTCAAGTTCGCGTAAGACTAGCTCTGCACCGATGCGGTCGAGTTCAGACGGTGCGGGCGGATGTGATGCTTGGTACTGCTGCCACAAGCTGGTGACCTCTGCATTTGTTCGTTCAGTTATTTCGTCTCCAGTTACATACCATCGTGGTATGACGCTGTTGTACCACAGGTCTAAATTAAAATGCCTACTACCGTTATCAGTTAATAGAATATCTCCGTCTTTTGTTGCCTGCTCGAAAGCATCAGAAAATGCGTGAATCACGTTTCCGTCAGCATCCACGCGGATGTAGTGCTTATATCCGTCCATAGCGTCCTCCTTATAATTCTGCGTCATAATAATATGGTGATGCACTCCCCGTAATCGTTGGAGAAATGCGCATCGACGGTCTTATATCATAGGGACTTGCATTATTTATAGATCGCTGTTGAAAATACCGTTGACATAATGCCAACTCTGTTGAAAATGGTCGTGGTTGAAACGGCAAATCCGCGTCACCAGCGACAACTTGTATTTGAGCGATGTCTATATTTCCTGCGCCTCGGAATGACTCGGCTGTACCTCCACCGAATTGCGATGATGCGACTGATGCGCCCCACAGCATAAAAAAGCCAATTTGAAAATAATCGTCATTGTTCGTTCCTAAAGTTTTACCTGCCAGTGTATTCGTATTAATCGTCACCTTATATTTCGTCCATACTGCCGAAAGGTTGATGATCTGACCTATTATCGGCTCTGCGTCTGACGGAGACCCGCCGGAACCGTAACGCTGTGACAAAGATATACCAATTCTCTTGCCTGCAATGCTAGAGCGCGCCAAGAAAGTTATTGTTAACTTCTTACCAGCGCCACAAAGATATGCTGTCCCATTTTCGATACGTTGGAATATTCCGTATGATGCATTATCAGTATAGCCGCTCCCTGCACCGTCAGTATTTACTCTGTACGCGTATTTCGCATTCGGTATCTCGGACGGCGTTAGATCAAGCCTAAGGTGAGCAATGTTGGACGGAAAGTTGCCACCATCAGGCAGATAGCTTATCAAGTACCGATCTGCCAAGAATGCACCAAAAGCAGGGTTGTTTTTAACAGTCCCTCTTTGCCAGATGTCAAAGTTTCCATTAATCATGGCATTAGCATTTAACCCATATCGAGCTTGCGCCATATCGGCCAACTGCTCAGATGTGGCAATCCCTATGTTCCCATTAGCGTGACCAATAAATAACTCTTTGGTATCTGTTGTGAGTCCAGGTTCTCCGACAGAAAGCGTAGGCAACTGTGCTTTTAAGCCACGCTTAATTTGTATTTTGTTAGACATAATGCACCTCCTTAAAATGTACCGCCATCAATGATGTCAGATGTCTTCAGATAGCCTTGAGCCTGTACGAAAGCCGTTGTCGCTATCTGAGTATTGTTCGTTGCTGTAGCCGCAGTTGGCGCCGTTGGTGTACCAGTCAATGCCGGGGATGCTAACGGAGCTTTTAACGAATCAGCTGTAGCTAATGCAGCTCTTACAGCTTCGACAAATGCAGTTGTTGCTAGTTGCGTCGAATTAGTACCAGCAGCTGCTGTAGGTCCAGTTGGCGTGCCAGTTAATGCAGGACTTGCGAACATTGTAGCCTTACTCTCATTGGTTACGTTACCTAGCCCTACGTCCGCAGCAGCTAGCGTTACAGCCCCTGTCTTACCTGCCACGCTGGACACCGCTGCTGTCGGAGTAAGAATTTCCTGCCAGTTTGCAAGTGTAGATGTCCCCGCCACTCTCAAGATAAACGTTTTGTTAATATCTGTTCGAACAGCGATGTCACCTACCTCAGCTGTCAACGCCAGCATTGCAGCCTGTGAAGCTACAGGAAAGGTATCTGTGATAGCAAGCGCTGGCAATAGATTGGGATTGATTTTCCCGTCAGATTCAACTCCAACTACGTTTCCTACCGCAACACCTACGTTTTTAGAGGCTGCTGTTCCTGCATCCGATATCTTCGCTAACGTAAGATTCGGAATGTCTGCGGCTGTGATTGTCGTAGCCGAAGTAATCCTCCCCTTAGCATCTACCGTAAATTTAGTAAATGTCCCAGCTGCGACTCCGGTATTAGCAAGAACCAATGTAATAGAAGCGTTTGCTGATCCGTCAAAACCGCCGCTCGTGCCGGTACCGTCCCCTGTAATTGCAATTGTGCGCGGCGTTTTAAGTTTAGTAGCTGTCTCTACGTTAGCCTGATCAGGATTGATTAAATCCTTGTCAGTACCATTTCCTGCGTAAAGTTTTCCGGTATCTGTTGCAAGCGCGAGTTCCCCCGCTTCCAATGTTAAGCTTGGTATATTTGTTGATAATCCCCGTTTAATCTTAATAATCGCCATTTATTAATTCCTCCTCAATAAGTGCCGCCATCAATTACTGGTCCAGCCGAATCATTTCCGTCAAAAGTACCACCATTAATCGGCATATACGCGAGGTAGTCGATAAGGTCCAGAATATTTGTGCGGAACGTATCATGGTCGTACGCGGTAAAATACCGAGCTACTTTCGACGCTATTACCCAACTCCTCGCTGTCGTTCCACCATGCCCGCGCGTACATCCTGTCAAACTGTTTCCGCTTTTGCCTGTATACAGCACCGTCTCTGCCGTCTCATCTACACCTATTGTCGCTACGTTCGGCGCTGCCGGTAGTGCTGCCGCATTAACAACGGGTATAGTCGTCACTGCTGCCGTAATTGCCGCGGATAATTCCGTACCTGGCGAATTTGCTATCGCAGGATACATCGTTTGTTGCGCCATCGGTTATGCCTCCTCTCCGCTTACTGTGCGAATCGTACAAGCGTACTTCCCGCTAAAAACTTCGCTTTATCGCCGCTCTGGATCGTACGCGGATTCGTAAGTGCTTGCGTCCACAATAGATTCCCGCCAGTCGCCGCAGTCCTTAATCCGATATGAGTTACGAGTCCCCAATCCGCTGTCGCAATCGCAAACTCTACGTCGGCTGACATTTTTACCGTCATCTTGCCTGATTCGATCGCGGCTGCAGCGAAGGTAATCGGTCTTCGAGCGTACGCGCCTCCGTTTACCTCAGTACCTGTATCTGCTGCGGTTGGGTCTGATGTGTACAACGCGATATAGACCGTAGCTGGACTCGTAAACGCGGTATTCCGTAGAACTGCGTTAAGTAGCGCCGCACTTAAATAATTCGAAATTTGCATCGCCATTATTCGTTCCCTCCTATTTTTGGACAACGCAAAAAGGACCGGCCATATTGACCGATCCCCAAGCGCTATCTATTCAATTTCGTATTCGTTCGTTATCGTAAATCCGTGAACCGTCGATGACCCTGTATTCGTTAGCGTTATAATAGGCTGCGCTCGTACATCTGCTTTCGACTCAATAACCACTGATTGTGGCGAAGCGCTCAGCGTATATTCCGTAAGCACTTCGCTGCCGGTCGGCCACGGATCATTCATGCGCAGATTAACGTCAATCAGCCGCGAGCCGGTCGCTCCGAGCGCCAGTGTTCCGGAATAAACTGCGCGATAATACTTGTCCGGCATGTCCGCAAACTGTAGCGTAATCTCGCCGCGCTTCGCGTTGAATGTTCGCGCTAAATACGCGAGCGTCCGGTGAAACTCCGCGGCCGATGACGTTATTTCAAACGTTAAGCCGATCGTTCGCGCACCGTATGATCCGCCGAAATCGACTACGCCGTCTGTTCCCGCGAGTTTAACGGTGTTATCGTCCATTTCCGGCAGGACCGGCAAGCGCCGCTCAAATAACGAAGCGCCCACCGTTGATAGCCATACGCCGTTTACCGCTACATCGTACGTAATCATCCGCCTTTCACTCCCATCGTTTGCAGGCGTTCTATGGCGCGAGCTCTCTCGTCATAAACCGTTCGCATGTCCGCCTTATCTGCGATCTCTACGTCATTGACGCTCATGTCGATATGATTCGTAATATTCGTAGGAGTCGCCGGTGCAGATGGCGCTATATTAGGACGCGCGATCATTCCGAATAGCGTCGCCTGTTGCTGCGGATTTAAATACATCTCGCTCGCGTGCGCTATAACCGGAACAGCCGCGCCAGGTGCGCCCTTAACGATGCCGCCGTCCTTAAACGCCTGTAATGCGCCGGTGTCCGCCGATACTCCGTAGAGTTTACGCAGCTCTTCGTTACGTGCGTTTAGCCGCGCCATTTCCGCCGTGTTACCGCTAGACTTCGCCGCTGTCCACGCGGTTTTATTAGCGTTATACTCCGCAAGATCAGCCGCCTTCTTGGCCTCCGCATTAATCTGCGTAACTTGCGCCATCTTTGCGTTATACTGCGCAACGAATGAATCGAGCTCCGTAAGAATCGCGCTATTCGCGGAACCACTTGCGCTAACTCTATACGCCGCGATTCCGTCCTCTATCGATTTAATGTCGCCTGAGTACGCATCAAATGCCGCCGTGAGTACGTCATATTGCGCTTCGGCTGCGGTCTTCTCCGCTTCGTACGCCTTTGTTTGCGCATCCTTTTCGTCCTTGAGCGCGTCTTGTTGATCCGCGAGCGTACGGTCGGTTAATTCGCGGTCATGTTCGAGTTGCATGCGCGCGATCTCTTTTAGCAGCGCGTCACGTTCCGCAATTCCCTCCGGACCGACTGCGCTTGCCAATTCCGCTAAGCGCGCTTGCTTCTCCGCGAGTTGCGTTGCGTAATCCGCGTCAACATTGAGTTCTTTGTTGGCGTCACGTAAGCGTTGAATCGCGTCAATCCGCGCGTCATAATCGTCGAGTGCCGCCTGCTTGCGCGCTTCGATCGCTTTAATTTCCGCATCCTTCGCGTCCTTAATCGCGGCTTTCTGCTTCTTAACGAGATCGTCCGCGAGATCCTTCGTTAGCTTCGTAAGTGACTTGCGGAGATTGTAGAGTTGCTCGTCAGCCTGCGCATAATACTCCGAGTCCTTGGCGTATCGATCCCGTACACGAGTCCACGCGTCGATCTTCATTTGCGCGATCTCTGTTTCGGATTTGCCTGCGTCAGACATGCGGCGTTCCTCTGCGCTGATCCACTTGGACGATGCGCTATACTGAGCGCGCGCTTCCGCTTCGGTTGCGGTGGCTACGTTCTTGCGTGATTGGCGGACTTGATCGTCGGCGGCGATATACTCTGCGCTGTCCTCCGCGTAACGATTACGTAATCGCGTCCAGCTTGCGAGCTTCATTTCCGCGATCTTGAGTTCGGATTTACCGCTGTCTTCCATCCGTTTAGACTCCGCATCAATCCACGTTGTCGAAAAGTCATAGCGTGATTGGGCGCTGTCCTCTGATAACCGCTTAAGCTGCAACTGCAACGTACGCGCGTCGTCGATGGATTCCGCTAGAAACTTCGCGTGCTTCGCCTTGAGCGCGTCATACTTTTTAATCTGCGCGTCGGCGGTCATATCGTAAAAGTCCGCTTGAAACTGGACAGTTTTAAGGTCGGCTTCATACGCAGCTTTACGCGCTTCGGCGGCTAGTTCCGCGGCTGACTTACCCTTCGCCTTCTTTTCCTTCTTGGCTTTCGGATCATCCTGCGGAATAATATCCTTCGTAAACGTCTGAGCTCCGGCTTCAACTTCCGCCGCTAACTTCTCCATCTCGCGCGCTGCGTCCGAATATTTCTGCTGTTGTGCGAGCGCTAGATCCCGACCCTGCTTCGCTTCCTCCGTAACTTTATTCGTTAGGTAATCGTTGAATACGAGATCCATAACTCCCGGCGTCTTACCGTTCATCTTCGCTTCGCCTTGCGCTACGGACTCCTCAAATGTTGCCGCCTTTGCTCCGGATACTTTCGCCATAGCTTCGATCAGCAGCGTATAGTTCTTAATCTGCGTCTTGACCGATTCCTCTTGCGCCTTATTTTCCTTCGCGAAGTTACGAATACGTGCCGCAGCTTGGTCGGCAGCTAGGTCTGTAAACTTCTTGTCGGCGGCGATTTGCGCAATAATCACGTCGATATTGTCCGCACGAATACGTCCGTCTTCGCCTTGGCGCGCGTTGAGCTCCGGATACTGTTCGATCAACTTCTCCGTTACGTCAACGAGGCGTCCCTTTTGCGTGGCGTCCAGCGTTTGAGAACCGGATAACTCCTTAAACTGCGTCGCCAATGCGCTCATTTGTACGAGTGTTGCCTTCTTCGTTGCGAGTGCGGATGCTTCCGCTTTGTCTTGCGCGGATATCGAATCTACGGAATATTTGAGCGCTTTGTTCATCTCTTCGAGTTTAGACGTTGCGGCCTCTACGCCGTCGAATCCCATATTACGCAGCTTATCGTCCATTTCCGCGAGAGCTTTGTTAATGTCCATTGCTTCCGACATCATTGCGGGATTCCCTAAACCTTTTTCACCCGCCGCTTGTATTTCGTTAAGGCGATTTTCCATAGATGCGCGTTCGTTGAGCGCCTCCGTAAGTTCCTTCGTTTTAGCCGTGAGCGTTTCAATATCTGCGGCTGATTGGTCGACGGGCGCTTTATCAAGCAGCGTATTAAGTTCCTTTTGCGCCTTGATCATATCTTCCGTTGCTCTCGCGTCTTCTCCCTTTTTCGCAACTAGTGCGCCGATACCGCCTGCCAGAGCGCCGATAGCAACGATTGCTAATCCGATCGGGCCAGCGGAAGCTCCTAGCGCCATCATACCGGTCTTAATCAGCGCAAATAGCGGTGGTAGGGCTGCAAGGCCCGTTACAAATAGTAGGACTCCGCCCGTTGCGGTAGCCAGTCCGGAAACGAGCGCTTTATTCTCCGTTACAAAATCCGCAAGTCCGATTATTGTCGGAGTCAGCGCTTCGAGCGTTTTTTGTACAACGGGAGTAAACGCTTCGCCTAGCGCTACGGCAGCGGTATTCGTTGCTTGCGTAAAGCGGTTTTGTGATCCCGTGAATCCTTGCATCGCCTCGTCCGCGTTCCCTGTAAAGATCGCGCCTTCATTAACAAATCCGTTATATGCGGCCTGAATCTTCTGCGCATCCGTTAATCTGCCTGCCGTTGTTCCGATTGTCCGCGCATACTCTGCCTGCATAACGGATAGGTTTTTCGTAACTCCGACCGCATCTGATAGCGTAGAGTTACCGTTCTTGATACCGTCTAATGACGCTTGAATAGCGCCGCCCATCGTATAGAAGGATTGGCGGTTATACGCGGCTGAGTCCGCAAGTGAGTTAATAAGCTTCGTAGACTCTTCGAGATCAAGTCCAGTAGACATCGCAGTCTTGAACGCTAGAACCGATTCAGTGAGCGTTAAAAACCCGCGGCTCGCTAAGTCCTGCGCAGCCTGTTGTGCGTCTTTTGTTTGAATGCCGAAGCCCTTCGCAACAGCGTTAAGTCCCTGGAACGCGTTATACAGCTTTGTGGCTTCCGCAACTACCGACTGCATCTCGCGTACAAGTTTCGTCAGACCTGCGCCTGCGCCAAGTCCCGTAAGTGCGGAACCTAAATTCCGCATCCCGTCCGCACCGCGCCTGCTCTGATCTTCGAGATCCTGTATTCTACGTCTGGCTTCGTCAATATTCCGTCTAAACTCCGCAATGTCGAGGATAATCCGCGCTTGTATTTCGCCGACACTCGATGCGCCGCCCGTACTCATCTAAGCGCCCTCCTTATCGCATCCGCTATAAAGCGTTTATATAATCGTTCATTTGTTCGGAGAGGCCTCGTTAAGAACTTCGGACGCGTCCCCGGCGTTGTTGGATTCTTATACTCGCCCATTTCGTGTACACGTAGCGCATAGTTAAAGCGCGCTCCACTTGCGCCTGTTTCCGTTGCGGAGAAAAAGACCTCTCCGTATATTTGCCCGTTCCTATTCACGACTTCCTTGCCGGCTGTCATCCGCAAAGTACCGGTATCTAACGGAGCCTCATTACGCGATGCCGCGAGTAAGTGGTCGGTAGCGTCGTGTAATCCGATAGTCGCCCCGTCGAGAACGCGCGTTTTCTGACGCTCTAAAAACTGACGTAGCGCCACCGTTTCCATCCGAAAATCCACCGTTAATCACCTCATCCCCGCGGTCATTTGATCGCGTAATAGATTGAATCCGGCCTCGTCAAACTTAGTCTTACTCTGCGTTGTGAATCCCGCCTCACGTTGTAGCCCCGTTGTAAACTTGCGGTAATCCTCAACGTTAGTTGTGTGCGACATGACGTTAACGTTTAGCGCGTCCAATGTTTCGCCAGCCTTGCGCCGCTTATCCGCATCCAGTACGTCGAGCAAGTCCATAACGTAATAGCCGCGCTCGAACTCGACCTGCGTTTTGCCGAGGCGGACTGCTGCGTCAATGAAAAATTCGTCTATCGTTACTCGGCGCTCGCTTCCGCTGTCCCCGTCTGCAGGTTCGTTAGTTGCAGAGCGCCTTGCACGTTTTTTAAGAGTCCGCCAAAATTGTTAACGCGCGCAACGGCGGTAAAATACGCCATCAATTCGTCCGGCGCTACGTTTGCTTCGAGCCACTCCGGTTCGAACTCCGTTAGGATACTGACTACGCGCACGATATCGTTTAACGCGTGATCGATAAACGCAAATAAGTAAGCTACGCGGTTGTCAGCCGGCGCCGCCATTACGCCCATAATTAATTCCGGCAGCATATTAACCGCGGCAAATAGTTCGCGCCATTGGCCGACCGCTACCTTTCGTACGATTACCGTTCTATCTCCGAGCTTAACTACGTTAGGGTCAATAACGATTTCTGGCGCGGGTAGTTCCGCTTTATCTGAACGCTTGAAAATCGGCATTATATTCGCTCCTTATAAAGAAATAGAGGCGCAATTAAGCGCCCCTTTTAGCGTGATACTTACGGTGTTGCAGTAATCGTGTCGTCGCCCATGACAAGGATGACTCCATCTTCGTCCGGAGTTGAACGGAGTGTTACGTTCGTGATGCGTTCATTTTCGTTATTAAAAGAATAAGATACATCAGTCTCGCTGTACGCCAGAGGTAAGGTTAGCCAGAATTTAGGGTTTGTTCGGTGCGCAAGCGGTTTAATTACTGCGACCTTTGCTGTAGAAAGAAGACTTAAGCCTACGCCGGTTTTTACGACAACCTTCGAACCACCCGTACCCGTAACAATCTCTGCGCCGGTCATTATCTTCGGAATCGTGTCCAGGTCGTATTCACCGAACGGGACGGTTACGCTAACGTTACGGCCAGTAATGCGCTTATCGACGATAGTCTCTCCGGTCTGATCTGTCTTCTGTTCGCGGTATGTCGTTTCGGTAGTTAGTACTACACCGCCAATTGTCGTTTCGAACGTGACCATACCAATGCCCGTACCGTACTCAACGATTGCCGGACCTATTTCGATCTTTTTGAAATCTTGAGCCATTCGTTATTTCCCCCTTTATTTTTCACAACAAAAAGAGCCGCCCGATTACGGACAGCCCTGCGTTTATAGCGATGTTGTTAGCGTAAAATTAACGGAGTATAGCGCACGGTTATTCGCATCGAGACCGAGATACCAAGGCGCGCTCTGATCCGCCAGGCACTTGACTACGCGCGTTGTTCCGATCGTAAATTCCGCCTTACCGTGCAGCGCTTCGAATACTGCGTTAGCCTTCGCTTCGGCAGTCGCGGTAGACTTCGCGCGTATTACGACTTGTATTGACGGATAGGCAACGGATGACCACTCGCTAGGAGGCGGCCCGCCCGTTATCCGTGTATATGCGCAATCGTCCGGATTCGCCGCTACGAAATCGTTACCGACCACGGTAAATCCCGGAATTATTAAACGGATAGCTGCGTTAACATCCGCGACAGTTAAGAGCGCCATTATACGTCCACCTCCGTTATTAGCGGCTTCCCGTTGAGCGCCCGTTTTACGCTGATTGCGATTGGCGTGTACGCTGTCTCCGCTAATAGTTCGTTGGTATACGTAAGGCGGTCTTCGACCTTTATGTCCGGTAGCTTATCGAATATAAACGTGCCGACGCTGGCGACTTCGGCTCCGTGCTGATTGCGTACGAGTTTAACGCCCTCACTAAAGCGGCATTTCATCGCGTATGGGACTCCGGGAATCGGCTCGTTATAATCCGGATCAAAGCCGCCGACGGGCGTTATAATCACGGTCTGACGCAGCGGTATGATCGCCATTACATCGTCACCCACTTCGCTGTCTTGCGTCCGAGTTTAACTCCGCCATTTTCTGCGCTAATTAGGTCGAGCGCGATGTCCGGTATCCATGCGTCAAGGCCCGATTTCGCCCAATCCTTAAACGTAAAATTCGCGACGCCCGTTAATCCGAAGCTCGCTACGCCTTGTTGCTGCAGCGCGTTCGTATCGTTAAATGCCGTTGCCAATTCATTCGCATATTCGTACACAGCCGCGTCCGGTATCGTATATTGAGCGTATTTGTTCGTCAGCGTCCGTCCTGCCACATTAACTATCCGTAGTTTTTTGGCGTCGTCTGCGTCTGACCAATCGTCAATATTGATGCAATTAGCGCTGATATACGTTGTTGCGTCTTCTACCGAAACCATACGTCCACCTCCCGTTATTTTGAGGAGGTATTCGCGGCCTTTCGCGGTTTAGGCGCTGGCTTAACGGGCTCCTCCGGTACTTCTTCATCGATCCGTACAACGTCAGTTATCGTGTCGAGTACGGCTATCTCAGCGGGATCGTCCGTATGAAAAAGGCCCCCGCTAAATCTGCGGAAGCCTCCGTCTACGTAAAATCCGAGTTGTTGATAGCGCGATTCGTATGTTGCCATCGTTTACCTCCGTTCTTACGACAGACCTTTCAGACGGCCGTGAGCTTTTTCTTGTTCGAGAGCCAACGTGTACTCGCCTACGATTTGACCCTTCATGGAGTCACCAACCAATCCGAGATAGGTGTGTCCGAACTCGCGAGTAGCCAGCGGATGGATCTTGATCCGATTGGAATCAACAAGGAGCAGTTCATCCGGCGCAAGGTTTTGATTGAGTGCAACCTCAAACTCTCCGAAATCAGTAACGATCTTGTCTACAACCTGACCTCGTGTATTTTCGCTGCGAGTCAGCGTAATTTTGTTGCTGTCGGTTCCGGAAAGAGCCATTTTCTGCTTAGCAGCTACCATAACCTTGTAGTCGCCGCCGTTAGCAAATCCGCCAGCCTCATAGATAGTCTGAGCCAGGGTATTGATCGCACCAAGAGTAAGTGCGCCGCCCACGTTAGTAACGTTGGTCTGAATGAACTGGCGGATACCGCGCATCTGGCGAACCTGGCCGTTTTCGTAAGCGATACCGTTGATTGCGGCCTTTTCGAGCTGCAGCGCGAGCTCAAGCTGCTTCTTCTGCTTTTCATGCTCATACAGGTTGTCGATGCCGTACTGTGCAATTGCTTGTGCAGTACCTGAAAGGTCTACTGTATCCGTAAAAATCTGTGTTAGGTTGGACTTACGTACGCGTGCTTTGTAGCGAGCAGCACGTGCGTCAGCGCCTTCAACTCCCTCGTCGAACTGGAACTCTACGCGCGCGCCAGAAGCTACCGCAGCCGCTGTCGTTGAAGCATATCCCCGGGTAACTGTCAGCGTTTTTGTGTCCGCGTCGATTGCGGTAACTTTCAGCATTTCGTCCACAATTTTGATTACGGAACCAACGCGGAAAGGCGTTACGTCGGCGACTACGATTGAGGTCGCGCCTACAAGCGCAGACGCAGTAGCTGAGGTTTCGTCCGGGAACATTTCATCCTCGTACCATACGTGTTCTACCGCAGTAATTGGCTCAGCAAATCCTAGCAAGTTCAAAAGCGGAGTTTGGTGCGGATTTAGCAGCAGGATTTCATCTACTACGGACTCGCGTTTTCCCACAATTGAAGAATTGTAAACTTTAGTCATGTTTGTATTTCCCCCTGTAATTTGAGTGCTACGGATAAATCCGCGCAATAAAATAAGCCGCCAACTGCTCGCGACTTCATCTCTTTTATTAAATGTGGTTATTTCGTTAATTTTTCTTTAAGTGCCGCATACGCCATCCGGTCTTCAATCCGCCCCGTTTTCCGCGCCTTGTCTGCAGCTTCCTTAAGCAGTTGCTCCTTCGTCTTGTCCGGTGGATCAGATTTTCCGCCACTCGCGCCACCAATCGGTTTCGGCTGCGCCTTTTCAATGAGATAAGTATTAGCACTGACCAACGCCTCGACCGCTTCCTTAACGCCGACTGCGTTCCCCTCACCATCCAGCGTAACATCCGTCAAATCCGCTAGTTTTAGCGCTGCGGCCAGTCGGTCAGTAGGAATATTCGCCTCGCGTGCCAGCGACCTAAATTCCGCGTCAATCAAACGTTGATTTGCGGTAGTAAGCGCCTTGTCCCGATCAACCTCCGCCTGCTCCAGCGCGGTCAGCTTCGTTTTGATATCGTCGTAATCCTCGCGGCCTTTACGGTCCCTCGCAAGACGGTCGGCAACAATGCGGTCTAGATCCGCCTGCGTGAACGTCTTATCGGGCGTTGGGTCCGGTGTTGGGTTCGGATCGGGATCGGCGTCGCCTTCCGCAAATAACTGCAGATTCATCGGATATCGTGAGCGATTAATTTCGTTTTCCATCGTTGTCCTCCGTCCGTTTTGAGCCCGTCGGCTATCGTATGCCTAACCGTCCAGTTTATCGCGTCTTATACGTTTGGGACGCGGAGCCTTATTGCTCCAATAGCTTCGGATCACGTATCGCAGTTACTACGTGGGCACAACATGGGTGGAAAATTTCATTGCGCGGTAGGTCCCCAATATAACGGTAATTCCCAGGCGCATCCGGCGTAAGTTTAACGATCATTCCTTCATACTCGCGGCATTTATCGACCGCGTTATGCTTCGAAACGACTCCGTAATAAGCGCCGCGCCCTACCGCTTCGTTAATCGTAGACTCGCGCTGTGTCGTCGCCATCTTTGTACGCGTCAGCATCTTAACGTAGTTTTCCGGAGCCCAGCGCCGCCCTGCAGCGTCAATAATTCCGGTATCAACTGCGCTGCCGAGCGTTTTCTGCATCCGCTGTAAGATATCTGCGCTAAGCGTTCGATTACCGTTAATACCGCGCGTCAAATTCGCACGCATCGAATCAGCGGTAGCCTGGCGGATAGCGAGCTTAACGCGGCGGTCTACGTTTTGTGTTACCGCGAGCAAATCCGCCTGTGTATCCGCAACGGCTGACGCGACAAACTCGCGATTAATCCGGTTAAACTTGGCGATCTTCTGCGCTTCTTCTAACGTTTCCGCCACGCCGAGATTAACGATGGCGAGCGCGACGCCATCCGTAGCCGCCAACGGTATGTGCTTCGCGACCCATTCGGCGGATTCGGCGTTTAGTCCACGCAAAATAGCCGCAACCTCGGCGAGTGCGGCGCGTGAATTAGCGCGTGACATTACGGTTAAATCTAAGCGTGATAGTTCGCCGGATATCGCGAGTATTGCGTTTTTATATGCGCGGACAAGGACGGCGACTTCGTAATCGTACGTTGGCTCCGGGATTAGCGGCATCATTCGTTAAATACCGTTGAGTTGACCGTGCCTAGTGTTCGCGTTTCGTCTGCGTCAATCCGCACTATAATTTCCTCCGCCATTGCGTCATCAACGCCGTCTAGCGTCTTGATTGCGTCGTGTACGGAGATCGTCGGCTTACCGCCCGTACGTATCTGCGCTACCTCTGCGGCTTCTTTTTCGTCAATAGGAACGCCATCGCGCCACTTGATACGCGGGTAGATCGGATCATACTTTTCGAAACCACTTACGCCTTCATTAGCGTAGTTTTCGAGCTGCATCGCGGTCCAAATAGCGTCACGTAAAGCGCGGTCAACGTGCGCGCGGATGCGGTTAACCTTCGCCAGGATCGGCATAAACCGCGCTTTGATTGCGCCGCTGTCCGTATGTGACGTGCCGGTTCCGCCTTTGTCCGAGGCGAGCGTTGTCCCGAATAACCATTGCGGCGTTTCCGACATCTGATATACGAGGCCGAGTAGTATATCGAGCTCCGTAAACGCGGATGATAACTGGCCCTCCCACGTCATATAGCCGGGAGTTGCGTCCTCTTTGCCGACCGGTATATAACGCCCGACTGAGCGTATCGTATTATTGGTGCTATCGTCGTCTCCGATATCTTCCGGACCGTACATCCATGGGTCGCTGTGCTTCCAAAGGATATAATCTATCTGCGCTAAGCGTTCGTTAATCGCGCTCAGTACGCTTTCTAATTTCTCAACGCCGTTAATACCTTCCCATCGGTCATCAACGCTTTTATACGGGATGTGGTGTATGAGCAATTGATCCGTACCCGTTGCCTCAACGTCTTCATCGCGTCCAGTCGCTACCTTTTCGCCGATTAAATACGTTGAGATCGGCACGTCCCAGTCGTTGTTTACGCCAGCCTCCGAAAGTTCATAGCGTTCATGTACGATATAGCCTGGAATGTAGCGCTCTACTACGAGATAAGGTACGTATGAGGCCGCCTTACCGTAGAGCCACCGTACGACCTTTCCGCCGGGTTCTTCGACCCAATCGACCCACGCGGCGTTAATCGCTTTGAATTTCTTACGTGAGCCCGTCGATAACTCCGGAAATACGATGTCCGCGCGTACCGATTCGATAATAGGTTCGAGCGTTGTTTCCGGCGCAGCTAAACCGAGTGCTTCCGTTTCGCTGACGTCGGCACGCGTATCATAGCGGACTTTAATAAACGAGTCGCCCCGGTATCCGCCGCCTATAACGAGTTCGTGCGTCATTAACGTAATATCGTTCTCTTCGACGATCGAGTCGAGGCGTTCCTGTTCGCGTGATCCCGGACCCTTTCCGCTTTCATATGCTGGGGGTTCCCCTGTCAGTAGGTCCGCCGGCTTCGTCAGCAATATGTCCATTAAGTTAACCGCGATGAATAGCGTTTTGAGCTGCGCGGCATGCGGCGTATCTTTTAATAGGGACGAGGCGCGATCGTAGATTTCCGGATGGCGGCCGTCGAATATCGTCTTGCCGCGTTTATAGCGTGCTAATCGCGGTGTGTGAGAAGGTGGTGGATAGATAGCTCCAGGTTCAAATAACTTCGCCAATTTGCGTCCTCCTTTCGTATTTTCACGTGGTATAATTTAACTGATATATCAATATTTAAAGGGAGGCGTATTCTGTGAGTGATTTCGTTCAAAAGGTAGAGAAGTATATTGCTGATCGAAAGGATCGAGAGCAGGCTGAGCAAGATAAGATCAAAGCAATCAAAGAAAAGAAAGCTAAAATACACGCAACTTTATTGGAGGTAATGTATGACCTTTTCAATAACAGCCCGTTAGAGACAAACTATAAGAACTTACTTCGCCTAACTGCGGACACAGATAGTTACTACATAGAGATAGACACTATCACGTTTTTGGTCCATCGATCAGTTATCGAGAATAAAATTGATAGCAATCCAAAGCTTGATTTGAAAAAGCTTATTGAGCAAGAGCTCTTTAACGAGTTAGAAAATTCGGACTTACCATTTTAGTTAAGCCCACGCAGGCTTGTTTCGTATCTTCTTACGCCCATTCTTCGCAATACTAACCGCCATCTCAAGCGCGTCCGGTAAGTCATCGTGAGTACCGGACGGATACATTTCGAATTGTTCGAGTAGTAACGCATGCTTCCGACTGAACTGTATCTCGCCGCTTTCGATCGCAGGCATCATCGCTTCTATCCGCAGCCCTTTTCGTGACCGTTGATGTATCTCTTTCACGCGTGTATGCGCCGGATATCCCGCTGCTTTTAGTGCGTCTTTAAGCTGCATAACGAAGAACTCTTGCGCTGCCTGCGCTTCGGCCGCGATCGCATTCGGCTGATACTTTAGCGCCTTCTCCACAATTACACGCAAAAAAGCGTCCGGCTTTATCCGTTCGCCGAACGCATCGATTACGTATTTTGTTCCGGTCTGTTTATGGCGCGCGATCGTTACAATGGAACTGTAGTCACCTCGCGTTTTGCCCATCGCGAAGTCAACGCCCATGTATATATCGTAAGCAGTGTCAGCCGGTCGCGGATACTGTGATAGCGCGTCTTTTAACTGTCCGCCATCCCAATACGTAAACGTCTCCGGATTAAATATCATCGACTCTTCATCAATCGGATTGTTCATATACTCCGTGTTGAACGCCTTACTTCCGTTATCCCATTTCCACGTCATCAGCTTCCAAATCGGCTGTGCTTCCGGCCATAATACGACGCAGCCGCGATCCATCTCCTCGCGATTCATTTCGTACAAGGCGCGCGCTTCCTTAACGCGGTCTTCCTTCGATCGATCCGGATCTTTATATACGAGGCGACACGCTTCCCATAAGTCCATGCGTTCAGGCCATTCGATAACAGCGCGGTAAACTCGCGATTTAAAGTCTGACCGATTGTACAGTACGTCAACGAGTAACGCTTCATGATGGACCGTTGTTCCCATGTATACGAAAGCTGTGCGTTTACCTTTTGGCCCACCGAGCGGCATTACCGTTTGCGAGAACCAGTCCTTGAGCTTCCGGCGGAGTTCCGGCGTGGCGGCGTTCGATTTAATATCTTCGAGGTCATCGCAAATGATGAGATCCGGACGTTTTTGGTTCCAGTTACGTCCACGTATTGCCTGGCCGGTTGACGCAGCTTCTACTTTCGCAAGCATTCGTTTCGTACCATCTTCGCGCGATTCCCATGCGATAAACTCCGAGCTGTTATCCTTTGGATTCTCTTGCTGTTTCGCGCTCAATAGCGGTCCGAAGTCCTTCCGGAGCTTTTCGTTACTCTTGAGCTGTAGCGATATCCAATCGAGGTTAGCGCTCGAAACCGCCGGCGTCTCCGATATCGTAATCACATACCGCCGTTTACGGTAACAAATCTCACGCAACGGAAACGCTTTGGATAAATACGTTGATTTACCGTGAGAACGGGGCGCAGCTTCCGCAACCTTATCGTTTATATGGACGTTTGAAACGTCGTCCATTAACCCGCATATCTCGCGGTGGAAGTCGGGCGCTTGCGATACATCAGTAATGTCGAAGTCTTCCCAATTTCCGTCATTACCGGGGTTACGTGCTTCCGAGAAATATTCGATGGAAAATTCGAGCAGATCCGTTTCGCATCGTTGTATCCGCGCTAATCGTTCGTACTCGCTCACTGCACGATCAATCTCCGGAGCCTCCGCCGCGGTGACACTACCCCAATCGAAGTCTGAACGCTGGACAGCTTCGTATATCTCGCGGTAAGGAGACAGTATCTCCGCACGCGCTTCTCGTATGACCCACTTACCGTCAATCCATGCGATCGATACCGCCTCCTTCCGTGTGGTTGATTTTAACCGTGAAATTAGCGTGTTTAATGCGTTACCCTAGCGCTAATACTCCGCAAGGATGAAACGCGCTAAATCAACGGTGATTCTACGTGTAAATTACGTGTGACTACGCTTGACTACCGAAATCCAAACATTAATTTTGATACGCGGATTGTTGTAGTACCAGATTTCACTTACTTTTAGTAACCTCTTGGGGGTCAGGCAGTTTTCCCTCTACCAATGTATGATTTTGTATGTTTTCGTACATTCAAAACGTTGATTTTACTAGGTTTACGTGATATGATTACTCCGTGATAACGTAATCGTACATTCAACGTACTATTATGTATGAAAAGGACGTGTCAAAATGGGCGAAAAGAAAGCTATATATGATGTCCAACCGCTTAGAACACGCGAGGAAATCGAGGATATGAAGCAATCACTCCGTCGTTGGTGCAGCGAGCGCGATCTACTTATGTTTATCTGCGGAATTAATACCGGCCTTCGCGTATCGGATATAGTCGCGCTCAAGGTCGCGGACGTCAAAGATAAGACGCACGTACGAATCGTCGAACAGAAAAGTGGTAAGGTTCGCAACGTTAACCTCAAGGCGATACAGCCGGAAATCACCGAGTATATACGCGGTATGAGCGCGGATGATTGGTTGTTCCCCTCACGTAAGGGAAACGGTCATATCACGCCGACACAAGCGTACAGAGCGCTAGTAAAGGCTGGCGAGATGATCGACCGTACAGATATCGGTACGCATACGATGCGCAAGACATTCGGCTATCACCATTACAAGCGTAATAAGGACGTAGCCGCGCTACAGGAGATATTCAATCACTCCGCGCCATCCATAACGAAGCGCTACATCGGCATCCGTCAAGACGAAATAGACGAGTCTCTCGAAGGGTTCAAGCTGTAGAAGCGTAGGGTACGTAGATGATGCGTACCCTTTTCGCCGTTTCAAAAATTCTCGGAGGGGCACGCGCCAGGTCAGCCGTGCAGGATATTCGCACCTAATCCGAAGGTTTCCGCAGTCTCTTTCGCGTCTTCCTTCATATAATAGCGCCGTTTACTCGCTCGTTTCGGATTGACGCTGTGATAGCGATGCTACACGCAGTCTCAACGCTTCGATATCCGTTCCTTCTCCGTCCTTGTTCGTTACCTCGATGCTCTCCGTCAACACTCCGCCAACCTGCAGCGCAAGCTTCGCCATTGCTGCGTTACCGTCACGTATAGCAATGTCCGCCAATGATTGAAGCAGCTCCGGTAATCTTACGTCATTGTTACGCCGCAGTGCGCGTCTGAACTCCGCGTCAAACATTGCGTTCTTACGCCAGTTCTCCAGCGTACGCGCAGTTACGCCGCATAACTCTGCGATTTCCTCGTATGTCTTACCGCCCTTCTTTGGTTGCGCTAACCAGTCGATCGCGATTAACTGTTCCGCCGATAATGTGTTCGCCATTGTACCTTAATCCCTCCCGTATATTAGCGCCTTAACGACGCGTATAAGTATTTGTATTACCTTGCGTGTTAAACGCCTAATGTAACGTAATAAGTACGCATATAAATAGCGCTATTCCTACGCCCAGGCAAAGCGTAAGAACAGCGCCTAAATATACGTTGCGTAACCGAAACCTAACGTAATATATTCGATACTTAGCGCATACAAGCGAAGTAAACTACGTTTATTAACATCCGCGCTATTCCTTGTCTTTGCCTACATGAGTTACTACTCTGATTAATCCTCATGAATAGGTAAGAGTTAGGTCCTTTGCTAAACCTATCTCAGTCACTACCGTTCCCTCGAAACTTTTTATGCGCGAATAATCTATCAGTCATTATATAAGCTCCGCGAGGATTCATGAGCGTAGCGAATTAATCGGATGCGGTAATGTTTTGTTTGTTCTTACATGTTCGTTATTATTACGTTTGTTCTTATTACCGTCACTCTCCGGTGATTTAGGTAATTCACTGCTGAGTGATTAAGCTAATTCACTCCTTGGTGAATGACCGTATAAAACGTCTAGCCGGCCGCGTATTTGCTCGTCAGTAAGCCCGCTATAATACTGCGGATAATAGAGTTTATCGCGCTTATTCGACGTATAATCCATCGCAGACTTAACGAGTCCTACCGCCTCTAATACGTCACATAGCGGTTTGATCCGGTTACGTCCAATACCCGTCTCGTCCGCGATCCGCTGTACGGAAGGAAATGCGCTCATGTAGCGGTCATTATCGTGCTGCCCGTTGACCATCGATAGCAGATACGTATAGACGGTCGCTATATGCGCGTTACTCTTATCGTATTCGCGCGCAATTGGCACTAATCTGCGGAATAAATCGTGCGGAACCGGAGCATAGTGCCCGCGGTCCAAACACGCTGATTTACGTCTAGCTGCTTCGTGCCCTATGTCTCGAAATTGTTTGCTCATACTCCATACCACTCCACTCCATGTAATTTACCTGCTAACTCCCCGCGCCATACTCATCTAGACTCCGTTTAACCGCGTCATCTTTAGCGTATAGCCAGAAGCGTCCGCCGGTTTTTTCGTTAAGTCCTACGCAAATATATCGATGGCCGGCTGTCCGTAGAAAGTGGAACATGGCCGGTGAATAACAGTATAAATAAGCGTTCCCCATATGTAAGCCCTCCTTAGTTAAACTCGACTACAACGCTGCTCATTCCGTCTTCTAGGGACTGCTCGAAGTCATAGTTAAAGTCGTCTGCGTCCGCGTATTCCTCGAACATTTGAAACGAATCTTTACCTTCCTCACACAACAGGAACTCGTTTCCCTTAACGTCGATCACCTTGATAGCGTATTTCATCTTTGCACTCTCCTCTTAGGTTTGTGGTACAACTTAAAAAGAGGGATTCCCGCGGTTTAGCGCGGATTTCCCTCAGGTTGTTAAACGTAGTCCTTAATCGTTGTCGTACCCACTCGCGACAATCATCGGACCTTCGCGCTTTCCGTTTATTGCGCAGGGGTTGTTACCTATCGGAACATCCTGCCCTTCCTCAATTGGGCGCTCACGATCGCGTTGTAGGCGAAGCTCCATCTCGGACAATATCGGATAATCACGCGGATCATATCCGGCCGATACCCATGCGTTAAGTCGTTGCCGTTGATCCTGCGGAAATTCCTCTCCGGTAATGTGCGTATAGTAGCCTGCCAAGTCGTTAAGCGCTGTTCTGCGTTCGGACATCTGCAGAGCGGTCGTTGTCAAGCGGTCAACAGCGTGGGTTAAAAGTAGCTTATTGTCAGCGCCCTTTACGAAGAGATCGCGCCAGAAGTATCCACCGTTCCATACATCGCGAAGATTACCCGTAAGGTTAGCGCCAGGGCTCCGACTTTCGTACTCATAAGCTAATGCTCCCATATCTCATTCCTCCATTTGTTTAGTAGGTCAAAATTGACCCCTTTTGCTTTGTATCTCTTTAATATGCAATAGTAGGAACAATTTCGGCCGCTTTCCTCCGTATTTTCAAAAAACATTTTCGTAGATTATCCTCCTCAACGCCGAGTCTCCCCGCCATATACCGCATCTTAATCCGGTACTCTCCGCCCTCCGACACTTTATATTCGCTTAGTTGTCCGGACTCTATATCCGCAGCGACAACTTCATGCGCTTTCTGCACGTAATTGCGCTGTTTGGCGGTCAGTCTACGGATAATTAGCGCCGATTCTTCCGGAGTAACGGCTTTTTCGAAGAGGATGCGCCACGGCTCCGGTTTGTTTGGTACAACGTACACGTTGAGATACTGCCCGTCTGCATCACGCCGCCCCAATCGTACTGTACCGTTCTGCGCGATTAGTAACCGGATGTATTCCGTTTGAAATGCGCGGTTTATATAGCGCACAGCCTCGCGTTCACTCCGATCATCTAGCTCTACGCGTGTAAATGCGTGTTCTAATGCGGGAACAATCGTTGTTCGTTCAAAATTGCGGTAATTCATCCAACAGGAGAGCGCGTACAGAAGTGCTTCGTAGTCATCCGCGCCTAAAAAGCGTCTTATTGCCGCGGCATTTACTCGGAAGTCCTCAAAATCCGTACCGCCGAAGATGTCGACGCCGAGTGCTCGATAGACAGCTACGCGATAATCCGGAAGTGCCGCCGGATCGTATTTCAGCGCCAAGCGTTCCGCATATGTAATAGTAAGCGCGCGGATAGCTATGTAGACGGCCGCATCATCTTCCGGAAGCACAGCGCGGGATTCCGCCCGGTCGTGCATATAATCGAGCACTTGGTCAATCGCTGCCCGATTGCCGTTGTATTTATACCTAGTCACTGCGTTCAGAAACGGCATTTGCCGGCCACCTCCGTATATAAAGATAGGGCGCCACCAGTCGGCGACACCCTTCGTTAAGTAGACTACGCGTCTAGTCGCAAACTAAGCGTTATTGAAGATGGACGACGCGACTCCAACGTAACCACGTTATCTAATGCGTGATAATCGTCCTGTTCAATTTTTCCTGCGATAAGCCGCTCAATATACGCAATACCCTCTGTCGTAACACGGGAGTATGGTCGCGCTACTCCACCAGGCGACACATACGGGATGACTTCGAAATAGCGCGGAGTGAACCGCTGATAAGGGAGTCCGTCTTGACGAATCAGCTTACGGGCTCTCAATGTGTCACGCAACACTCTCGGCTTCATGCCGAGCATCTTCGCCACTTGATCGACGGTCATCGTTCCATCTGCGTCGATGAACGTATCGAACGCCTCGACCTTCGGTGCCATTGTTACGATCTGCGCCTCAGCTTCAAGACGAGCCCTCCGTTCCTCCGCAAGACGCGTGACTGTCTTAAGTAGTAAGTCTGGATCATCGAGTAGCGCATCGGTTGCATACATCCCCGTTTTACGGATCGACGGGATAACTTCGTGCGTGATCCAGCGCTTGAAGGCGCGGGCTTCCGGTTTACGACTACCGAGGATTAGCGAGTATAATCCGGACTCGTTTACAGTCTGTAGCGATTGCATTCCGCCAAGGGTGTCGGTTGAAACTACACCCTTTTCGTCATCGTCCAATCTACCAAGCGCGTCGCGGTTATTGGCTATTCCCAACACAGCGCATACGTCTTTTGCAACAAACCACGGTTCCCCTTTCACCATTACCGTTCTCACTTCCGCCGATTCGTACGAAAATACTTTCGTTAGCTGCTCCATTACGCTGCCTCCTTTTATTTGGGTTTATATAAACGACTAAGCCACGGAAGGTAGCCGAGTCGGTATTCGATCCTCCATAACGCGAATCTCCCCACTATCGTCCCGCACGTTAACGTCTACACCCTCGCGTACTTTCCGTATAAGCACAACGCCGTCAGGAGTCACGCCTGTATAACGCATAATGAACGGAGGTTCTGGGGTCTCCAACACTTCAAACTCATGAATAACGAAATACTTCGGGGTGAAGCGATGTAGCGGCAGGCCAAACTTTCGTAGCACCTTGCGTCTATACAGGAACTCGCGCATGGTACGCTCGTCCCATCCGAGCACTTGCGCTGTTTGCCCGAGCGTAAACGTCGCCGAGCCGAAGCTCCCGACAATGCAGCGATCATCGTTCATACTAGCGTCCTCCCTTATCGTTTGGATTTTTTATAGTTAAGCGGTATTCCGCCTATACTCTATTATTCGTAGTCAACCAGCGCTCCCGCACCGTAAGAGCGATATTTATTTTCGCTCCTACTTATATAGACACCGCTCGACGTCTCGCCGCACACTATCAGGGAAAATAATCTTCGCCTACTTAGATAGACGCAGTGAACGTAGCCTCCCGCACCATTTACGGTATTACACTTTCGATTGATATAACGTTGTCCGATTGCGGACTGTACAGCGCCCTCATAAATAAAGCCGACATACTCAAGCGATCCGCACCATCTGCGGAAAAACACGCCTATACTAGAGGTAGGGACGTTAATTCTACAAACTGAGACATGCGTTATGTAAAATTATTGGTAGTCAACGCAGACTCCCGCACCTTTAGCACATAAAAAAGACGCTCCCTTCTTCCGATAGCGCCTATATATACTATATATAGTTTCTTTAGATAAAAATAACCCGATATATAGTGTTTGTAAACAGTTTTATAAACAGGAACTATTATTTATAAATATTCGGAACTTATTGAACATATGTTCGTATTAGTGTATCATAAAGGACAAGCAACCCCGGATGCCCCCGAAGCTGCCCGTAATAAAAGGCGGTTGCCATCCGCTATATGTTAACGTAGCTTTGGACGGCCAAGTCCGGACTACAGTGATTGGCGAAGTAAAATCCGGTCACATATTGGACATTGGCGTGTCCTTTGGTGAGTGACCGGAAGATTCGCAAGCATTTGGCGCTACCTGCGTTGTTACCAGAAGTATTAGCGTACTTAGTAAATCGACCCGCATGGCGATCCGTGTTCAAGCACGGTACGGGGTTAGGTTCACGTTGAACCTGAGTTATCCGAGTGGCGGTTCCGGCGACTGTAACCGCAGGACACGGACGTTGGCTTAGCGGCTGACCGGCGCGATCAATACTTTCCGCGTGAGATACCTTCCGACTACAATCGGTAGGCGCGGAATTTACGTGGTACATAACCCTAGATTGAAACTAGACTTCTCCGGCGTTCGAGCGCCATCATCGAAGGTAATGTAATAGAGTGTTAACCCAGGCGTACACCTACGGGATTAATCTTAATTACGGCCCATGTATTATTAACCTCGCGGATGTACAGTCTGCGGCGGTCTTTACGGGCAAGTCTACGGTCCCATTTCATCAAATCACCTCCTTCATAGTGTTCCGCGATATCGGAAACCAACCGGAGCATACTCGTCCGGTAGCGCAGTGACTCCGAGAGCCCGCGCGTGTACGATCGCTTTATCAACGGCCAGCGGTAATAACTCCTCACCGGTTAGCGTCCGGTCAGTGTATACGTTGGTCGTAATGCGCAAGCCCTCGCGGTCGAGTACGCAAGAGTACCAGTGTTGGCCCGGCATCATATCGGCATCTCTTTAATATTAAGCTGTGATTGCGAAGTCATGGGTGGCAGCCTCCGTTTTTGCGCGGACGATGAAGCCAAGCTCATTCGCCTGGTTAACGCTAATTTCAATGCAATTTGCAACGGATCTTCGATCAACGGAAGGTAATGCACGGAAGAACGCGCCAGGAAGGACGCATATCTGTTGGCGACGGAATTTACTACTTGCGGGGAAGATGTTATCGAGTTTAGTGACGATGAAATTGCCGGTTCTGCGGTCGAGGGCGTATCCAATTTCAATTGTTTGTGCCATGAATGACCTCCGCGTTTAAAGTCCGACGACTATTGTATGAGTGCGGTAATCCGCGACGGACCGCTCAAGTTTGAGCACTCCGTTTCAACCCGCGCCGCGGCGGGCCATCTTCAGGCGGTAGTTTATATCGTCAACCCCAATTCGTCGCAAACAGCTCCAACCATATCCCGCACGATGAAATCCAGCGCAGTCATAGCCTGCCAACGTCCGACTAATGGCGGAACGACGTCGTCGGTCGTACCGGATATGTCATCCGCTATCATTACAGAATCATCGCCGTTATTGCTCTCGTAGAAGCCTGCTTGAGTTGCGCTCTTACGTACTACCTGCGCCCATAGTGCGCCTTCAAAGACGAAGATAGCGCGGTCGTTATCGACTAGGAAAGCCGGAATTGTTTCAAACTCGTCGGGATCGAACGGCCCGAGTAGGGTAATCATCTTCATAAATAAAACACATCCGTTGTTATAGGAATAATTCCTTTGCGATAATTGCGCTTAGAGTAACGATGGCTTTTACGAACGGCCAAATAGCGTACTTAAGCATCGAGCGACGGCTTCGAATGGCGCTCCTAGATAGTGCGCGGCTTGGGTACGGGTAGACTTCAATGATATTAGTAGACATATATGAATCCTCCTTTATAATAGTGAAACCATATGTTATAATCTGCGTATATTTATTAACTAGGCATCATGTAAACTAGATTACTTCTTAACTAGTACTCATCTTAACCTCCTTATGTAATGATGTCAACTAGTTAACAAGAATTTATTGGAGGAATTTTTGTGATTAGATTCTCTTTGAATAGAATAATGGAAGAACGGGGATTAGATCAGAAGACCATCGTAGATATTTCCGGAATAAATCGTAATACAATTAAGGCGCTCGCTAATAACGCGAACAACCGAATTGACTTCCCAACGCTAGACAAGCTGTGCCGCTCGCTAAACGTTGTTCCCGGCGATTTAATCGAATACATTGACGAGGGCGATGAAGGTCTCAAGGATAGTGAAGGCACTTTGTCTTCAATAAGAGAGTCTAAAATGGATGCGGAGGGTTTTATAGTAGTTGGGCCCACTGGTGCTGGCAAAAGAGAAATTATTCAAGCCCTTTTAAAGGGTGGAGTACGATTAGAAGAATAATAGCAACTCGCCGCGAAGTTAGCGCCGTACAAGCTTACCCTAACGAATACACTCCGGAGGGGTTAGCGCGGCTAATTCAACGGTAAATCAACGATAATATAACGACGAAAAGCGCCCGATCCGTAAAAGGACCGAGCGCTTATTTTTATATAACATTTGGACAAGTATATATCTGATACTAGTTTTCATAACCGTTTAGTACAAATATTCATCGGGTCAATAATTCGCCTCTATTTACTATTAAGATATTTCTGAACATCAATTCTTTTTTCGTTATACTTATCATTCTCAGTTAGTGTTATAACCTCATCCATAACAGACTTGGTATACTCAGATTCCTCTACTTTGATTAAGTTTAAACCAGCTAAGTAGAAATAGTTAATATAATTCAATGTATTATCTTTATACGCATCCTCCAAATTTTCGTATAGAAGCTGCTCAAGCGCGTACTGTCTTACATCACTAATCTCCGAATCTGTCGGGATTGGATATCCGACATCCTTAAAAAAAGAGAGATCCTTGGAAGGTGAAGTAACTGTGGATTTAAATTTTAGTCCGTCCAACTCTTCCTCTAAGTGCTCTTTGTAGCCAGTCAGTATATGTACAGTAGATTCTTTAAATTCTTTCAATAATTCTTGTTCTCTCTCATGATGCTCGGTTAAAACCTCCTGAAGTCTATCTATATCATCCTTTTCCACTAAACTACTTGCGATATTGTCAATCCCTTTTGCTAAAGAATTGAGTATGTATGAATAACTTTGGCACTCCGATGCTAAGATCGTAGACTTTATAACTGACGCCGTAAAGGCTGCGTCTGTTCCTTTAAAATCACTTATAGTCAAGTCTAAATAAGTTTTCGCCCGGTCTATGTTACCTAGATTCAACTGGTCCGCAGCAAGTCTAAGCGGCTCCGGTAATGCATTGCTCTCCACTTTTGTTTCCTTGATCGATGGGCTGTGAACAACGGCTGTTTCAGTAGGCGACGCTGTCTGCTTCACTGTATCCTCAGATTGGGCAGTAGTCGTATTATCGGACTTACCGCAACCTGAAACTGCTATAAACGATGTTAGAAGTAATACTATAAGACTGTTTTTATTATACAATATATGACACCCCCACTCCTAAATATACCATATATCTACAATTAAGGACATTAGAACTATCGATAGTCAAACGTAATACAGAAAATCATAGTTAATTTGACCTGATTTTGAGTTTATACTCAGACGGCCGTTAAACTTCCGCGCCAATTCCTCGGAAGGAACTAGCCCTAATTTGGCGAATATTAACATAAAGCAACGTAGAAAGGTGGCTATTATTCGCATAGAAACGGATATCGAGTTATTTACGGCAGCCTTAACACAGGCTTCCGTAACCGTATGTGAAGAAGACGGGAGTATCGCGGACTATGGCGGACCAATCGAAAGGTATACGCCGGATTCTGTTAAGATTGGCGGTGCCTATTATGTACGCGCTTCGTATGAATTTCACGTAAAGGAGGCTACGAAATGACAGATCCACAAGTGCAAGCGCTGCAGGAGGCTATCTCAAAGATGTCCGAAGAACACGCGAAAAACACGCTCTATCGCATATTCGCGAAACTAGAACGCGTAGGTCGTAATAACTATACTAAAGCGGATGCACAGCGTGATATAGAAGAAATTCACGCAACGGAAATAGGACGCCCTCAAATATTTGATGGTAACAGATAGAACTTATCCTTAAACGATAAACTCCGTAAATACCGGACTCCGTAAAAGCCCCGCGCGAGTCCAATTTCGTATCTTCACGCGCGCTCTAATCCGCGGCTCCACGTACACGAAGTCGCTGTCCTCGCCGGTAATCAGCGCCTTACTCACGCCGTAGAACGCCTGTTTATGCGTAGGAGACACGCCGAACTCTATAACGCCAGCTGGACGCATTTTACCGCTATCTGTAAGCACAGACGCAAGCCATCCGAACTCCGCCTTCTTATATCCGCTCAAATAAACGTCGGCATATGTCCAGTTATCGGACGCTAAGAGGGATTTGTTATGATTTGGCGAATTCCTACATTTATGTTCTATATTAAATGTTAAATTAGGGAGTTGGGCTTAATGACAGTGGTCAATAGGCAAGTTGGAGTGTGGAGGGGTAGTACAACAATAACTCAGCAATCTTACTCTTGCGGATATTGTGGGGCACAAGCTGCACCTGCTTCGGGGTATAAAGCTACCGTTATAGATGGCGGGGGTGGTATCGCATATATACTTATTTGCCCATCGTGTAATAAGCCTACTTACATGAATGTTGAGGATGAGCAGCATCCTGGACCCGTTATTGGAAAGGATGTCCTTTATGTCCCCAGCCTGGTATACGCTCTCTATCAAGAGGCGCGGAAATGCATTACAGTTGGTGCTTATACTTCTGCGGTGTTAGCCTGTAGAAAGGTCTTAATGAACGTTGCAGTTCAGGAGGGAGCGTCAGAAAATCTAAGGTTTATCCAATACGTGGATTACTTGGACAGTAACGGGTTTCTTCCACCAAAGGGTAGAATATGGGTTGATAAAATCCGTCAGAAAGGTAACGAAGCGACACATGAGATCCTCCCAAGCTCCTTAGAAGACGCTTCACAGTTGCTAATATTCTCGGAGATGCTCATCCGCTTCGTCTACGAGTTTGCCGGTCCGCCTTTGACCTCGGAATAATTGCGGAGCATTCTATGAATAGAAAGACTCTAATACTAAGGGAAAATCAGCGTCTTTCTTTCGATAATCTCCTCAGTATCAATTCCAGACTCGCTCGGCTAATCAGTTTATAAACGTGATTGCGATACGGCAGCAGCTGATAACGTCGCCAGCGCTAACGGTCATACTCCGGATTAGCGCGGAGCCGAGCGCTATTTTTATTTTCGAAATTCTCAACCGCACGCTCTCCGCTTATACCGCAGCGCCTTCCATTCCGCCAGTGCCTCCGAATACGCGTCGTGAAACAGACCAACGGGAGAAAATACGCTCTCCTTCGGCAATCCTATCCGCAGCCAGCTCGATAATGTCCGGCTATAGGCGTCCGCTAAACCTTCACGGCTGCATTTCGTGCAGAAGCCTATAAGAAATAGCGATGCTACCGCCAGAAGAACGTACACAATTCCGTCAACAAGCGTAACAAAATAGCGCCACCTCCCCGGAAGGAAATGGCGCTATTTTGTCGAAAGTGTACGCAATCCTATGCGAAAGGACTACGCTTATGAGCCGTTTTATGAAGCCGCTAACCTCTAACGTTCACCTTTATACCGCGCAGCTTGAGCGCGTTCCGATCGTCGTGTTCGTCGACAACGAACTTATGGGCAGCGGAGTAATTGAAGATATTACGAAGGTTTCCGTTAAGGTACGCGGCGAGTATTATATGCGCGATACCTGCACGTTTAAATACGCAAGCTAGACGTAAAGATTGCGGATTGCTACGGTGTGGCCGAGAATTATACGCCTTGTAGCGTAAGGTTGTCGGAGCGTATTAACTGCGACAATTTCTATTTTACTTCGGTGGAGGACAACAATCATGAGCTTTTCTGAAGTTGTTTTAAAATCGTACATACACAGGATACGTGATTTGCAGGGTCAGTCGCGGTACCTCTATGATCATTTTAAATCTAACATTAATGAACATGTGGCGCAGTCAGAAGTAGATTACATATTTGAAGTCGATGACAAGTCTGTTCCTGAACTGGTACTGAAATCGTTGTTCCTAGTAACGTATTCTGAGTTAGAAAATTGTCTCAATGATTTCGCAAACAGTATACAAGTGGAACGCTCCTTAAATATTTCATACGAAGACATAAGGGGCAGCGGATTAAAGCGATACATTTTTTACTTTGAAAAAATCGCGGGAATGCATCTTACAGGAAAATTACGCTATTTGGAGGAGTTACAGCATCTTAACAAATTAAGGAACCACTACGCACACGACGGTAGAAGTTTGATATCTCACAAAGACCCGGTCTATAAATCCGCTAGGTTTTTTAAACTTACTGACGATAGGGATATTTATAAAGAAGGCCATACCAGAATCGCTTTATCATACGATTTTTTATCTACCGCTTTGTTTACTGTCTTTCTTTTCTTGGAGGACCTCAAGGACTTGGTTGGAGAGTTTTACGCTGAACGATAAACTCCGTAAATACCGGACTCTGCAGCATACCTGCGCGAGTCCAATTTCGGATTTTTACGTGTGCTCTTATCTGTAAGGATCGCTAAAAAGAGCGCCAGTTCCACGGACTTTCCCTCCGTTTTCCTGGCGTTCCCTGTTGTGTCTGACGAGAAATAAGCGTACAATAGCGTTGAATAAATACAGCGGAGTGATAACCGGAATCTTTGGTCGGATGGTCGGTTATCTTAACTCCGCTTTTTTCTGTCAATAACTAATACCAATGAAGCGAATGATATCATTAACGTTAAAGCTTCGTTAATAGTCAACATCTTTCTCACCTCCTCTCACTAGCGTGAATCTTCGTTGTTACTTGAAACCTGCGCTTGTTCCAGCGAACATAATTCGACAATACTGTAGTACTTCATGTTAAGCACTGACAAAAGTTGGGAGGTCGCTGGCGTAAAGGAGATTGCGCCAAGGGCAGCGTTCGACGGTCGCGAGAAAGATTTCGTGATTAATAGAGTTCATATATTCTCCTCCTTTTGTGCAGACTAATTGTGAAAACGCTGCACTTAACTTCCCCAACGTCCTGGGTATTCTTTTCTATATAACGGTTCACAAAGATCAAAGACGACCTGCATGTCTGTGACAGCCTTTTCTAGCAAAACGGCGGCCTTCACATGTTCATGGGTTAGTTCTTTAGCGTAATTTGTAAATAACCTCGCCTGAGGAAAGAGCATAGTTTCCTCCATCTTTCTGTATACCGAAAAGAAGTCTCGAGCAACAGCAATAAACATACTACGAGCCTCATCCTCCAGAGTTTCTTCGTACACCTCATCATCGTAAATTATATCTTCACTTGCCCCTTCTTCTAGATCGAAAGAAACAGTATCTAGTAATTCCTTAGTTGGGAAGAGTATTACGTGTTTATTTGATTTCTTCACTTTTGTTACGCTCTCCGGTAATATATCAGGTAAATCCCAAAGAGCGTTCTTTATTAAGCTTTGGTCAATATCATAACTACTTATCATGCTTCTTTCCACTTGCTTCCATAATTCTGATTGTTTTACTCCCTGTGGGCAGAACCGTAGAACGTTAAGCGCAGCACTTCGAACTTCATCATGAGTAGGTCTTTCCAATGTATCCACCCCGCAGAAAAGATAATATAGTCTTTCTTCTACCCACATATTAATTCTATAAAATGGAAATGTCAAGAGTATTTAGGAATCAAGCAACAAAATGCGCAGCCTCATCCGCTAAATCCGTCTCCTGCACGATGCCCCAATTCGGCAGGTATACGATCTCAACGCGCATCCTCAGACATTGACTGCCAGCGCACACTGTGCGGGTAGTATGCAGTTTTTAGCGTGTGCCAATTGCGTTCCTCCCTTCGTATAAACAACATATCATCTAGCAATCGATTTGTCCTCTTACAAAAACGATTGAAAAATGTTGTGTTTTAGGTACTTGAATTACGCAGGTAATTGTGATATTAAAAACACAAAAACCTTGTCGAATGCGACCTATTTTATCTTTTATTTCCAAAATAAGTGTAATCCTAAAGTATGTCTATTATAAAAACTCCGCCAATTCCTCCGCAGTCATCCCGCCGTTTACTACCGCTTGCTCCGCCCGTTCCTTACGTTGCCCGTTCGCAAGGGACTTGCGGCATTATTCTCGGCAGCATGTACGTTATCAAAAAGCCCGTCGTTAACTGCGGATTTTTCGGTGTTACGTGATGTTCTGCGAAGGCACGTTCGATCGTTTCGCGTAAAGGACCCGCACCGTACAGCGTGAGTTCACGTTTGATTACGCCTTGTTCGAAGCGATAACCCCCCGCAGCCGGAATATACGTTTCCACTCCGTAGCGCTCGCGATTTAGCTCCGTAATCATTACCCGGACGGTTAGCGTATTCCAATCCGCAAGAGGTAGCGTTCGCCAGTCTTACGTTGCTCGGCGGTGATCTTCGGTTTAGGCGGCGTTTTTTTCGTCACCATCTGTAGTTCACCTCACAATAGTATCATCATAAAACTTGGCATTGTGTACTGTCTTTGTACTCTCTTTTGTCGCAACCACATAGTGTCATTGATGAAAATATAATACCATTCAGCAACTACCCCGTGTGCATCCTCTTTGCAACCTCTTTTCAAGACTAACACGATTTTAAATAGATGTGCGTTACCTCTTTGTTACTTATTTTTTGTAAGTACTCGCACTCGCCGTTCGTTCATTGTAAACCATCAACACCTCCGATTATATATTTGATAATTACGTATCGCACCCGCCAAATTCGGCGATTACGTGATCTAAGCGTGGTTTACGTAATTGCGGAAAATACCCATATTTGTACGGTTTATGCGACATTTTCGTCGTATAAAAGTTAAATTTGTTCGCTTATTCGTGCAATTAGCGTAATGAACGATTTTGCGCTCATCTCCCGTTTCCTCGCGTTTTCTACGCCACTCTCACGTTTTCATTTTTATGCGGTACTTGGAATATGGCGACCGCACCCCGCCAGCTTAACATTTGATAGCGCGGATCTCTTCGTTAGTTATACACGACATCTTCACATTAATTAGGTGGCCAACAGCACGTCTTTTCCCACCGCACTTTTTACGGAATTTATTTACACTAGTTACAACGCAAAAAAACGTCAATCCTCCGGAAGTTACTCCAAAAAGATCGACGTTATGTCTAGCGTATTATTTTGCGCGGCTTCTCCGACTTATTGAGCACCGCATTAATAGGAGAGAACTCTTCATGATTCTTTTTAACGTTCTTATCCGAGAGATGCGTATAGTGATTCGTCATCCGTCCGTCAGAGTGCCCGAGTATTACCTGCAGATGGCGCTCAGACCCGCCTTCTTCTAGAAATAACGTAGCTCCTGAGTGACGCAATAGATGCGGATAAACTCGTTTCTTAATTCCAGCGCGATCAGCATACTTTTTCAACTGATGACGGAAATGGTTAGGGAGTAACCGTTCACCGTAGTTGTTTAAGAAAATGTATTCACTATCAAATTCGGTTGTCTCACGTATTAATTCCGCCAATAATTTCGCTGTCCGCTTAGTGATAGGTACAATGCGTGGTTTACGTGTCTTCGTTATCTCACGGCGTAATGAAGCGTAGCAGGCGGATAAATCAACGTCTCCCTTACGTAAGGTCAGAGCCTCATCTACGCGTAACATCCCGTCAATTAAAAGATTGAGTACGACGTAATCGCGGAAATCACTATATTTGCGTTGGTTCGGCGCATTTATGAGTCGTCTCAGTTCTTCCGAAGTAAGTACGTTTATATCGCGACCGATATCCTGCACGTTTTTCAAATAAACAAAAGGGTCAGCATCGATGACGTTCTCTTCCTTAAGAAATTTAAACATCGTTTTTAAATTCTTTGTGCGAGTATTAATCGACTTCGGCAACAATCCGACTGTCCTAGCGGAATCTGGCACGTTACATCTATCGCTAAACTTCGTTTTTTCATCACGTAACCATATGATATACTCGCGGCCTGTCTCTACCGTGACATTACGAATGTCGCGAATAATTCCACGCATGTCCAAAAACTCGCAAAAGTAACCGTAGTTAAGCTTGTACGTCTTTAGCGTATTCTCCGCGCGCCCCTCCGATTTCTTCGCCTGGTAGTAATAATCGAATAAATAGTCGAGTGAGTAGCGCAGGCGATCAGATGTCCTATCGCTTTTCCTCGCGCGTCCTTTACTTTTATCTCCGCTCAAACTAAAAAACCCCTCCCGTATTATTACGGAAAAGAGCCGATTGTATAACGCATATCTTCGTTTTATTGGAGCGTATATCTGCGCATGTTAGCGCACAGTCAACGTTACAGTCACCGTACAAAATACGGAGTAATTTGCGGGATTTTCATCCGCCAATCTGCCAGCGATGCGCTCTCCCAGCTGAGCTATGGCCCCAAACTTAATTTTCAGATGTATGTAAGCACATATTCTAAAATTCAGTTCGGTGTATTTGAGTCATTCTGACAAACTCAAGCGCCGTAGGCGACTCCTATATA